CTTGCGGGTCCTTCGCCTTCAGAGCATGCTTTCCTGGAAGCGCTTGCTGAGCCAGGTGACCGGTTGCTCGATGAGGGTCTGCAGGTACTCGAAGCCCTTGTCCCCCGGGTAGCGCAGCTGCTGCTGCGCGTGCGTGTCGCGCAGGCCTTGGCTGTTGCGGCTGCGCGCCAGGCCGGCACGCTGCAGAGGCAGCTCGATGTGTCCGACGATGCCGTCCTGGCCGGCGGACCGGGTCACGCGTACGGGGTCCATGTAGCCCCGGAACTCCAGCTCCTTCGTGCCGATGGGCACGAACTCTGGCGTGAAGGGCTGCAGCCAGATCCACGCCGATCGGCCGCGGTAGTTCTGCACCTGGCCCAGCGTGTACGCCAGCAGGTTCTCTGACGTGACGCCCACGCGCAGCCGGACCGCGCTGGGCCTGCCGTCTTCGCTGGTGGCGATGGCCTCGACCTCGAGGCCCTTACCGACGCCGGTGTACGTGTCACCGCCGATGGTTCGTTCCAGCGGCAGAGTGGTCAGGTAGATGGGGCCGTCGGCGAAGTCCAGCTTCACCAGGAACTGCACGGAGTAGGTGCTGCTCGCGAGCTGCGCGTCGCCGGCGGTGCCGAAACTGAGGGTCATGCACTTGGTTCCTGTCGTGCGTCGGCCTTGATCACTTCGCCGGCCAGGCGCAGCACCGCAGCCCTGACGCGGTTGCCGTGCTGCTCCGCCCATGCCGCCACGAGCGCGTCGGCGAAGGCCTTGGTCTGCCGCGCCGCCAGCTCGATGACCTCGGGCGGCAGGTTCGGCAGCAGCACGCCGTTGAAGGCGTCGTGCCGGAACTTGATCGGCGCCATCAGCTCTTCGAAGAACGGCCGCACGACGGCTTCGCAGCGCGCCAGGCGCTCGTCGAGGTTGTCCAGGTGGCCCCACTCGCTGCGCACGGCTTCGCAGTAGCTGCGCCACAGCACAGCCCAACCACGGGCCAGGCGATCGGGGAGCGTGATGACTTCGGCCATGGCCTCAGTTCACGACGCCGCGGGACCGCAGCTCGGCCATGAGCTGTTCGTTGCCGCGGCGTGCGATCTCGACCATGCTTCGCGCCACCTCAGCCTGGTCGGCGCGCGCGTCGACATGCACGCTCAGGTTCTGCGTGACGTTGACGCCGCCGAGCGCCTTGCCGCCGCCGTCGGCGTACGGATTGAACTTCTTCGGCACCACGGCTTCGCCTTCGTGAATCTGCGCGAGCATGTCTCGCGGCACGTAGTTCGTGCCGGTCGCCAGCTGCGCCGGGCTGTTCATCATGTCGAAGCTGTTCTCGTAGTTCGCTGCACTGACGTCGGCGCTGGTGCCGCTGTACTTGAACAGCGACATCAGGTAGCCGAGTCCGCCGCCTTGACCGTTGACGCCCACCGTCAGCTGCGTCAGCGCGGTGGCCAGGCCTGCGGCGGCACGGCCGGCGATCTCGCGTTCCAGCGCCTTGCCGAAAGCCTTCAACGGCTTGCCTTCGGTGTCCTGGAACGCCGCGGCGAACGCGCTGTAGGTGCTGCTGTAGATCGCCTCGCCGTTCTCGTCCGCAGTGGTTCGGATCTGCTGGCGCAGCCGCAGCTGCTGGATGCGGGCCTGCTCGTCGATCGCACCGAGCGCACGGTCGCGCTGATCCGGCGTCATGTCACTGGCTTCGATGCGGCGGCGCGCGATCTCGCGATCGAGCGCGATGAGGGCCTCCCCACGCTGACGCTCGTCCGCAATCAGTTCGATGGCCGCGCGCTCGTTGGCACCGAGCAGGGCGTCGAGGTACCTGTCGTTCTGCGCCAGCCGCTTTTCGTCACGCTCGTCGGCCGCGCGGAGCTGGGCGTCGAAGAACGACTGGACCCGTGCTTCCTCGGCTTCGTACGCGGCGCGCGCCACCATGGCGTCGTAGCGGTCGTAGATCTCGGGCTTCGATGGGATGTACGGCTTGCCCTTGTCGACGCGCGCCGCCGGCTTGCGGCCTTCGGCCTTCTGCTCGTCGGCGATGGCCTGCCGGTTGACCGCAGCAGCACGGCTGCGCGCGTCAGCCTGCTGGTTCTCCAACTTGACCAGCTCTTTCAGGTACTGGATGCGCTGCTCGGCAGCTTCACGCGCCTTCGGCGTCAGGTTGCTGCCCAGCGCGTCGAGGCGCGAGATGGCGATGTCCAACTGCTGGCGCGTGGTCTGCTCGCGGCCGACACCGAGCATGGCGTCCCATGCGTCGCTGGCGACTTCGCGAACCGAACCCCAGGCGCTCTCCAGGAACCCGAGATTCTTCTGCTGGTCCTTCAGCCGCTGCACAACCTGCAGGTTGACGTACTCCATGGCCTGTTCGGCCTTGCCCTGCTCTTCGAGCTGGCGGATGTACTTGTACTGCTCGACGGTGATGAAGTTCCAAGCCCTGTTGTGCTCGGCGGCCCACTTGGCGACGCCATTGGCCATGGTCGCGAAGTCGGCTGCGACCTTCTTGCTGTCCTCGCCGCTCACGTCCGCGACACGCGCAACCGCCAGCGCAGTGCTGGCGAGCACGCCGCTGGTCACCTGGCCGGTCGCAGCGAGCTGCGTCACGATGCCTTTGGCCGAGCCGACGGTCTGTTGGCTCGCCGCTGCCACCTGCTCGGCCGTGGCCTGGAAGCGTGCACCGGTGAGGCCGGCCGCGTTGCCGCTTAGCGCGATCACGTCGCGCAGGCCTTCGGTCTCCTTCTGGCCTTGCAGCGCAGCCAGTGCGAGAGCGCCCACGCCGACCGCCAGGCCGCCCACCGCGAGCGTCACTGGCGAGATGGCCGCGCCGACGCCGCGGATGGCGTTGCCCACGCCGCCGAAGCTGTCCTTGATCTGGCCGCCCTGCTGCAGCAGCACTAGCAGCGGGTTGGCGCCGCCCGCGAGCTGCGTGGCCACGTCGGTGAACTGCGCCGGCAGCTGGCGCATCGCGGCGGCCGTCTGGCGCGCGCTGACCTCGGCCGTCTTGCCGATGCTGGCCACGGCGGCGTTGGTGCGCTGCACCGGCTGCGGCACGCCGGCGTCGTCGACCCCGAGGCGGATGAAGACGTCGTTGTTCAACGTGGATCCCCATGAAGTTGCGCCGCCCTGGCGACCGGTTCTCAGGTCCCGGCCTCCCCTGCGGCGGCGCGTGCCTTATCAGCTTTCGGCGGGGTGTCGGTCATGGGTGGCGTTGCTGCTGAACCCGGAAAGTGCAGCCGCACCTGGCTTATGACCGACTCCTCGGCCAGGCGCACGCGAGGAACCCTTAGACGCCGACCCCGCGGTACAGGCCGCGCCAGTCGATCGCCTTCGCCGCGAAGTCGTGGCGGCACTTGAACTTGACGCCGTCCGTCTCGAAGCCGATCTGCGCCTCGACGTGCGGCGCGTCGGCGCCCTGCACGAAGGCGTACTCGACGGTGTCGCACTGGCGGGAGTTGCAGGCCAGGTACCAGGCGGTGACGCCGCCGACGGCGCTGTCGAGCACCGGCTCGACGACCGGCTCCAGCGACGTGCGGCCACCGGTACGAAACTCGCTGATCGCCGACTGCGTCGCGGGCACGTAGTTGGCACTCGTGAGCTGGTAGGCGGTCTGCTCCAGCGCGGCGGGCACGATCAGGAACGCCGGCGCCAGGTTCAGCTCTTCGCCCTGCAGTCCCTTCTGCACCCGCACTCGGGTCCGGCCCGTGGCGAGTGCCGTGGCCTGCAGCGCGCTGCCGGCGCCCGTGTCGTTGTTCGCGTGTGCGGCGCCGAAGAGCGGGTTGCCGTCGGCCATGTTCGCGTTGGCGGTCAGCTGGGCGTACACGAGGCGGTTCTCCAGGCGAGCCGCGCTGCCACCGAAACCCGTGAGCGCGCGATCGAACGCGCGCACGTCGTCGTTGACGATGATCTGGCGGGTCAAACCGACGATGCGCCCGTACGTCGTGGCGGCGTAGGTCTCGCCTTGGTCGCTGATCGAACCGTACTTGAACTCACCGTGCTCGGTCACCAGCAACAAGTCCGGCATCGCCGACAGCTGGCCCACCGTGACGGGCTTGAGGTCGGCGAGGTCCGGCGCGCGCTTCGCCCAGCGGCGATAGCTGCCTGCGCTCTCGTCGTACACCTCGCGCAGCCGCTTGTTGGCGACGTTAGCCAGCAGCGACGTGAACTCCGAACCCATGTGCAGGCCAGCACGCACGGTGAGCATCTGGGTTGCGATCGTCATGCGGTCCATGCCGCGCGTGTTCACGCCATGCACGCGCTGCAGGAACTCGCGGCCCAGCTCGATAAACGAGAGCGCGGCGAATCGCCTGGCGTTGTCGTCGAGGGTGCGCTCGGGGTTCAGCCGGTGCGCGAGTGCATCCTCCAGGCCGCGAAGCACCAGCGTCTTCTCGTCTTGAACGGTACGGATCATGGAAAGTCCTTTAGAGGCGGATGCCAGCCTCTTCGGCCTGGCGTTGGATCTCGTCGGCCTGCGCGGCCAACGCTGCGATTCGTTCGTCGAGGGCGGCGATGCGCTGCGCCCGCTGCGCCGCCGGGAGGCCTTCCGCGGCTGGCCACTGGGCCTTCTCCACCAGGTCCAGCAGCACGCGCTTCAGCTCGGGGCCTGCCAGTGCGCAGAGCGCGGCGTCGAGGTCCACTGCCGACAGCGTGTCGCTGGTCGCCAGCGCACCGACGACCGTAAAGGCCTCGGGCAGCCGCATCGGGCGGTTGGCGACGGTGCTGCCCAGGATCGTCGACCGCAGCTGGCCTTCGATGCCGGCCGCGTGCGCAGCGCCGCGGGTGTCGACCCAGGCCGCCACGGCGGCGGCAACGTCGGCGCGGGCGCGCGGGGCCGCAGCAATCATGTCCCGCTCGCGCCGGAGCGTCTCTTCTTCACGCCGCGCGTCGGCGTACTCTTTGCGCACGTCGTTGGCCAGCCCCAGCAGGCTTGCCACCGCCTTCATCGTCGCCTTCATCGGAGACCTCCCGCCGCATCAGTGCAGCGCGAAGTCATTGGGCCGCGTTGCCGCGGACAACTCACGCGGAATCGTTGTCCGCAAAGGCAGGCGACTTCTCCAGCGCACGCTGCACAGTCCTGTACGACGGCGCCTCGTGCACGCCCTTTCTCACGTGCAGCTTGAGCACGTAGAACGCGGCGAAGTTGAACTCGGACGCCTCATTCGGCGGCGCCAAGTAGGCTCTCCACTTCGGCCAGAGCTTTTGCTCGAACTCCTTGAGTGCAAGAGCAACCTTGTCGGCGCACGCTCGATTCGCCTTTAGCTCCGACCCAAGCTCAGCTTGAGCCGCCTTCACCAGCCAGGTATCCTTTTCTTCACTTAAGCGCTGGTCCTTGTCAGGCACACACACTTCGATTCGACGAGTGAACGTGTCCAAGTGGGGCTCACAAGCCTTGATGGCCCTACACAACGCGCGCACGTCGGCCGGGCCCAGCTTTTCCAGCCTGCCATCGAGGAAGTCGCTGCAACGCTCCACGAGGGCACGCAGGTCGCGTGGGTTGTTGTTGACGCTGATGCTGGCCACGATCACGGCGCCGCATCCCCGTCTTCGTCGTCGTCTTCGCCGTCGAGAATGCGCTCCCCGTCGGCCAGGTTGATCGACGCACACGCCGTGCGGCACTCATCGAGTTCGGCTGCCACCTGCGCCAGTACCTGCGCCGACAGATCCGGATGCGCGCGCCGAAGCTTGGGCACCACGCTTTCAAGCCGGGCGGCGAGCTGGCGCGCAACATCGGTGAGCACCGCCTCCAGCACCCCAACCGGCAGCAGCTCGCGCCTGGTGGCCGCGTTCTGCATGGCCACCTTGTCGGCCTGCTCGCGCGCGAGGCGCGCGCGCTCCGCGGAAAGCTCGCTGGTCGGGTCGCGGCCGGCGGCCTGCTGCCGCAGGCGTTCGCAGTACGAGGCCAGCCACTCGCCGGCCGTGGCGCCCTTGCGAAGCACGCCTTCGGTCACCAGCTGGCTGACGCGCGCTTCGCTGAGCCCGACCGCCTGCGCGAAGTCGAGCTGCTCGATGCACTGCTGCAGCACCTGGGACAGACCAGGGTTCACTTAAGCCCCCTGGAGACCGGTCAAAACTAGACGGCGCACGAGGCTCGAACTACCCGCACCTGCGGGTGCCCGGGAGGACCCGAGAGGGGTGCGGGTGGGGGTACTCAGCCGCACGGGGGGCGACAACGTGTCGCCGAAGGGCGAGCCGTCGTACACACGCATGCACACCTCAAGTCCGCGGATCCGTGGCGTCGGCGCGGCTGCGTTCTATGCGACCGACCAGCTCGCGGATCTGGTCATGCGTGCTGCCAGCCTTGAACGCGGCAACCACTTGGCGCAGTTCATCCGCAGGCCAACGCGAACACTTCGGCGACAGCTTCACAGGATGGGGCAGCTGGCCTCTTTCGACCCACTGGTACACGCAGCTGTGCTTGATGCCGAAGAGCTGGCAGACCGCATCGATCGGCAGCAGCGACAAGTCCAGCACGCTGTTGCTGGTGATGAGTTGCATGTTCAGCATGTGCCCATTCGCATGCATGTGGTCATGCGTGGACGATGCCGATAGGGTCGTCTCAATTCCACGAAATCTGAGACAACTTCAGTAGTGAACTCCTCGTCTGGAGCTGCTGTCCCCGCCGGTCCGCCTTGTCCCCGTCACCCGTCTATCAGTCCCGTCGAGGATGAACCTAGGTGGATCGCTGGAATTCGGGCGAGTGTCCCCGCCGGTCCGCCGGTCCGCTGCAGTTCACCGGCGTCCGCCTCAACGACGGCAACCGCACCGACACACGCGCGAACGCGACCGCAGCCAGCCGCAGCTGCGGCGCCGCATGTGGTTCACACGGGTAGACCTAGGCGGTCCGCGCAGGCAACGCGACGATGTCGGCACCCTGGCGCAGGCGGTCCAGGTAGTCCGACCAGCGCTGCAGCATCTCGCGCCTGGCGTCCAGGTGCTCGGTGCGGTTGTAGGCCCGACCCAGGCTGTCGCGCACGCTGTGCGCGAGCTGGGCCTCGATCACGCCCTCTTCGACGCCCAGACGCTCGGCCAGGATGGTGCGCGCCGTCGCGCGGAAGCCATGCGCCACGACCTCGTCGGCACCGAACCCCATTGCCCGCAGGGCCGCGTTGACGGTGTTCTCGCTCATCGGCCGATCGTGATGCCGCTCGCCTCGGAACACGTATGTCCCACCACCGGTGAGCTGCTGCAGGTCGCGCAGGACCACCACCGCCTGGCGCGACAGCGGCACCAGGTGCGGCGGCCCGTGCAGCTTGCCGTCGAGCTCGCGCTTCATCCGCGCGGCCGGCACCACGAGCAGCGCGTCATCGAGCTGCAGCTCTGACCAGGTCATGTGCCGCAACTCGCCCGGGCGCAGCAGCAGCATCGGCGTCAGGCGCAGTGCCGCTCGCACTACCGGCGTGCCGACGTATCCGTACATGGCGCGCAGCAGCTCCGCCAGGCGGTCGGGCTTCGTGACCGCCGGAAAGTGCTTCACCTTCGGGCGACGAAGCAACCCCTTCAGGTCTCGCGCCACGTCGCCGGCCGCCAGCCCCTTGCCGACCGCGTACCTGAAGACTTGGGAGCAGCTCTCGTGCGCACGGTGGGCGGTCTCGATAACCCCACGTGCCTCGATCCGGCGAAGGACCTCGAGCAGCTCGGGCGGCGTCACGTCTCCGACCTGGCGTTTCCCGATGTACGGGAACACATCGTTCTCCAGCCGCGCCAGGACCTTGTCAGCGTAGCCCGGCGACCACTCATGCCGCCGTACGCCGAACCACTCACGCGCCACACCCTCGAAGCTCTCAGGATGGGGCCCACCCTGGTCGACCGCCCGCCGCACAGCTGCGTTGTGGGCGGCGGCCTGCTTCGCTTGGCGCCGCACCGCGCTAGGGTCTTGACCAGCCCCCACGAGCTGGCGCGCCTCTTCGGCCTTTCGACGCGCCATGGCCAGCGTCGTGGCGGGGTAGGTTCCCAGGCTGATCGTCTTGCGTAGCCCCGCCACGGTGTAGTCGAAGCGCCACGCGTGAGCACCGCCCTTCACGAACGTCAGCAGGTACAGACCGTCCCCGTCGCTCAGGCGGCGCCGTGGGTCGCCTGGCTTGATGGCCTTGATCGTTGCGTCACCGGGGATGAGGTCGCGCGGCATGCAGTAACTCCGGGGGCCGTCTGTATGGCCGGCAAGGTTACTGCGGAAGTTACTGCTTCGCGGGCCCGGTTGCATGCGGTCCGATGTGGACCGATGCGGACAAAGAAAAAGCCCTAAGGGCTTGATTCCTTAGGGCTTTCAGGCCTCGGCGTGGACCATTGCGGACCCATGCGGAGCAGTGACTTGGTGGCCTGGGGCGGAATCGAACCACCGACACGCGGATTTTCAATCCGCTGCTCTACCAACTGAGCTACCAGGCCGAAGTGAGCCCGAGAGTATAACCGCTCGCGGGCGGGGTGCCGGCAGCCGGCTTCAGGCCACGCCGCGCTTGTTGCGCGACAGGTCCACGCCCAGCTGCTTGAGCTTGCGGTACAGGTGGGTGCGCTCGAGGCCGGTCTTCTCGGCCACGCGCGTCATCGAGCCGCCTTCCTTGGCCAGGTGGAACTCGAAGTAGCTCTTCTCGAAGGCGTCGCGCGCCTCGCGCAGCGGGCGGTCGAGGTCGAAGCTCTGCTCGGCCTGCGGGCCGCTGGTCAGCATGGGGGTCACGTGGTGGTGGCCGTTGGCCGCGGGTTCGCCGGAGATCACGCCGGCTTCTCTCAGGGCGCCGGCCACGGCCGTCAGCGCGCGCAGCCCCGGCTTGACCAGCGCCTGCTCCACCGCGCGCAGCAGCTTCTGCAGCGTGATGGGCTTCTCCAGGAACGCAGTGGCGCCGTACTTCGTGGCCTCGACCGCGGTGTCGATGGTGCCGTGGCCGCTCATCATGATGACCGGCATCGTGAGCTGCCCGCCGGCACCCCACTCCTTGAGC